ACCGCGTGCTGAACGGCGCCATCGTCGAGCAGGAAGCGGAAAACCCAAACAAGTTGGAGATCGTCGGCTTCCGTAATGAATATCAAGCCCGGGAGCGAGCATTACGCGAAACCAAACGCCTGATCTACTCGCGCGTGAAGATGAACGCGAAAGTGTTTGAGGACGGCATTATCCAGGTCGGTAGCGTCATCCAGATGCCAGACATCTATGACAGCAACCAGCAGGGTGGTTACGTCACCGGACGCTCCGGGAATGACTTCGATACCAGCGAGCCGATCACGTTTACCGGCTCGATGTATGTGCTGGTTACCGACAGCCTGGGTAACCCAACTCTGCGTTATCCGGCCACCGCCCGTAGCGACACGAAGTACGGATTCACCGCGGCTATCCCTAACATTCAGCTCAACATATGGAACGGTGACACTGTGCAGCTACCGTCGCGCTATCTCATAGCGACGGTGGAGGAACTGGACAGTCAGCTATGGACGGTCAACAGCATTAAACCGAACACAGATAACACGGTATCTCTGACCGTCGCAGAATACAGCGACGCCATCTACCAATAAGATCCGCCCCCTACCAACCAGACCCGGCCACCGCGCCGGGTTTTTTTATGGAACTAATATGGCTACGCAACCTACCAATTTGCCTGTACCAAGCGAATCACCTCGCGATCTGAAGTTTAATGCGGGGAAAATTGATGAGTTCGTTACTTCGCTGGTAAACACTTATGTTGACCGGTTCGGGAATGAGCATTACACCATTGAAGGTCTGCGCTGGCTGGCACAGCAGGCAATTGCGCAGTATGGATGGATACCTGTAGGCACTTTCCAGAATGGCGCCACGTTAACGCTGCCAAATCAGATCCTTAAAGACACTTCAGATGGCGAGTACTATCGATGGGATGGTGTATTTCCTAAGTCAGTTCCGTCTGGCTCCACTCCCTCATCTTCAGGTGGCGTTGGTATCGGAGCATGGCTGAGTGTTGGCGATTCAACGTTGCGCAGCATGCTTTCCGCGATTGATGGTCAATCCAGGGTGGGGGGAGCAACCTTTACTCAAATACGCGCATATACCGGTTCTGCCGATGAAATTAAATGTTTAGGTCGTGCTTTGAAACGAGATGGCGGGGAAGGCTGGTTTTTCCTTGATTCCACAGACACCACATCCGCAGATGATGATGGCACGGTGTTAGTGGATGCTTCTAATCGGCGCTGGAAGCGTGCTTTTGACGGCTCGAAGAAGGCGGCTTGGTTTGGCGTTAAAGATGGTGTTGATGCAGCGTCGGCTCTTCAGGCGGCAGTGAATACTGGCGGTAAGATTGAAGTTAAGGATGGTCAATACCCGGTCAGCGCAAGGATAAACGTAGACACCACTGGTGGAACATTCCCATCTTTAGGCAGGAAGAGTAAGCGCTTTGACTTAAGTGGCTCGTCGCCACACGAAACAACGTTTCTTCCAGCAGGGAACTTCCTTCGTTATATAGGTAACGATCAGTCTGTTCCTGGTCAAGGACAGCTAAGTTGGATGCAATTCAAGAACTTCTGTGTTTTCCCTACCACATCAGGAAATCCTGTAGGTGTTGGCCTCGACATCAGAGACTGCATCAGCACCAATATCGAAACAGTTATTTTTAGGCGCCTAGACAATGGGGTCACCTTGAGTGGTGCCATTAGTGGGCAAATGAATAATTGTGAAATTGATAGATGCCGCATAGGTTTGTTTCTGGAGCAAGGGAACCTTAGCCCAATTAATAACGTGAATTTTATAGGAAACAAAATAGCGAGCAACTACGAATTTGCGGTCAAGGGCACTATTGGTACTCGCGTAACCTTTGAACAGGGTAGTTTTGAAAGTAACGGCTGGAGCCTAGATGAATCTGGTGGAACCACGTCAACTGGAGGAATAGATATTGGAATTTGGGAGCCTATGGGGGTGCTCACCTTTAAAGATTGTTATTTTGAAGCAGATGAAGGGTTGGCGACTATAATTATCCGAAATGTCACAACTCAGGGCAGTAGACCAGGCGCCCCAGTAATAGTTAACTTTATTGGATGTAAATTCGGCAGAGGAAATAGCAGGGGGAAAGGAACCACTCACGTCATCAATCCTATCAGTGCAGATGGCGCTCCAATTATTATGAATTTTATGGGTTGTCAATTTTTCATGCAGAAGTCTTTTGGATGGAATCCGGCTAATACTTCATATTACATACCCAACAGGCCATATCTATATTGCAGAGGGCTTGACTCTTGTTATTTCAGCCACCCAGAGTACATTGATCCTTCTTTACACACTCATTCATCTGCGACAGGAATTTCTATAGATGCCAATGGCACGGTATTGATGGGGCCAAATGGTATTTCAGTAACAAAAACTGGCGCTGGAACATACAGAATAACAAGTACTTATGGGTTTGGTACAGATGTAAACGGATACCAAGTAACAGGAGTCACTCCTTTATCAGGGAATACTATTTTGCATGTAAATAAATCCAGTAGCACTAGCTTTGATGTTATCACCGTCGGCACTTCCGGAGTTGCTTTAGACAGCAAGTTTGACATAATTATATCTAAACCCCATGGGAGATATGGGACATAAGAAAGGCCCCAGTAGGGGCCTAATTTTTTATTTGAATTCCACCACGGCTGTTTGTTTATACCTATATAAGGAGTATGATGTATTACTTGAAATCATACTCCACGCATCTTTGTTATCATTTACGTCTTTAACAATCTTACTTGGCGCCTTTCTGATGGGGTATCCATTGTATGTTAGCCAATATGATGCAAATTGATTGTTAAAGTGCATCCAAATTATTCTTATGATGAAGTCATGTTTTTTATAAATTTCCATTACGTCTTGCGGTGCTTTCATATCGCTTGATACTACAACGTCTGTAAATTTTTCATTTACCGCATTTAAATGTGACACAATGCTCTTTGCCGCTTGTGATTGCACGTTCTCGATTGTGGTTACTGCCTTCATTGATAGTGAGTTAACCGATATAAATGAAACAACCACGATAATTGATAATGTTAACGATACTTTCTTTAATCCGGTAACATAGACAATCCACAAAAGCCCAAAAATTAAAAAACCAAAAGACATAAATGATCTAGGATATATTGCAGGCATGCTTGCAACGGCCACCATTACAAATGAGCAAACAATTGCTGAAGCGATCAATACTGCTACCAATAAACTTTCCAATACCCATCTCTTAATGCTCGAAGAATTCTTTAATTTGAAAATTATACCAATTAATATTGACGCGATAATCGCTAAGATTATCAATTTGTCTAGTGTTCCGAACATCATGTTTAGAGACTTTGCTGAGGCATCTAATAAATGATTATAAGTATCATTATTAAATTTTATTAGCGAGCTTCTTGCAAGTGCTGTCTTACTCATGGTCACAAAACTCATGGTGACTATCTTGTAAATCAGAAAGCCAAGTGCTGTCGATATAGAGTTTAAAAGCATGATTTGCAATATTTTTTTAAATGGAATTCCTTCATATATTTTCTGTATATATGCAAATATACAGATTACTATATACACTGACAGCGCGGCCTGATAAGTCAGCATAGAAGCACCAATAAGAATGGTGCTCAAAATAACCATTTTTTTAGGTTTGGTTGCGTCCAAGCCCGCCGCAAAAACACACATAGATATTGAAAGCGCCATGGTAATAGCATCATATCTGAATAGCATATTACCTAGAAGCATTGGGCTAAAAATGATTGGGGCTGTCATTATTATTCCGTACTTACTTTCAGTATTGAATACTTTTGCCAATGAGTAACAGCACCACCCAAGTAATATGTATGCAAATATCTGCGAGTATGGATATAGATCCACTACTCTATCACCACCACTGACAAAATTATAGAATATGTCAACGATTGGCCTCCCATCACTACTCCATGCATAATATCCAGCAACTGTTCTTGCAAGGTCATCAAAGTATTGTATATTGGGCATGATGACAGGGAGAGACGCTGCCAATGCCAGCAGAATGTAAGTATTATTATTGACCACGTTTTGGTTTTTCACTTGTCCCACCATTTTATTTTTTAATGATATACCTTGGCCTGTTTTTAACCTCAACATATATCCTGCCTATATACTCCCCAAGAACACCGATCCCAATGAGCTGAATACCGCCAAGAAACAGTATAGAAACCAGCAAGGAAGGGTAGCCACGCACCGGATTACCAAACGCCAGTGTATCGACAATCATCCATGCCCCGTATAGGAATGACAGGCCGGCGACGATTAAGCCAATATATGTCCACATGCGAAGCGGGAAGGTTGAGAAGCTCGTAATCCCCTCAAGCGCCAGGTTCCACAGCTTCCATCCGTTGAATTTTGTGCTGCCGGCAACGCGTTCTGCGCGGGCATATTCCACGACATCAGTGCGGCCTCCAACCCAACTCAACACCCCCTTCATGAAAAGGTTTCTCTCAGGCATAAGCTTGATGTTTTCAACCACTTCTCGCGACATCAGACGAAAATCACCGACATTCTCTTCAATCTGCGGGTTGCTGATTTTGTTATGAAGCTTATAGAACCACTCAGCAGATTTACGCTTCAGCCGGCTGTCAGTGGAGCGATCGGAGCGCTTAGCAAGAACCATATCTGCACCGGCCTGCCACTTCTCTATCAGGTGAGGAATGACTTCGATAGGGTCCTGCAAGTCTACATCAATCGGGATAATCGCTTCACCGGTCGCATGGTCAAGGCCAGCGAAAAGAGCGGGTTCTTTCCCGAAGTTACGAGTAAATGACAGTGGAACAACAAGCGGATCGGCAACAGCAAGCGCATTAATAATTGATTCTGTCGCGTCTTTACTGCCGTCATTGATGAAGACTATCTCTACTTCATGCTGCTGAAGCCCTTCAAATTCCCGAACCGTTTTATAAAAAATAGGTATCGCGTCTTCTTCGTTGAAGACGGGAACGACCAGAGAAATTTTCATTTCGCATCCCTAAAGACAATGAACTTTGAATAGATAAATCCACACACCAGACTGATGGCGGAGAAGAGAATGAGAGTCACTTAAAAGTAAACGTGGCGTTTGCAAAGAAGCTGAATGACACAGCCACGACGAAGCCGGCGAAGTTACCAAGCGCCTGACCTGTGTGAAACGCGTATATGCAGATAGCAAACACGACCCAGTGAATCAGCGTGTTAAAGACGCCGATTGATGTGTACTTAGCAAAGAGCTTTAACATTATATAAATCAGTCAATACGGAAAGGTCTGAAGTTTAGCACCACTGTGAAACTTGATCGACCCTCATATTTGACGATGCTGTATATGCATACAGTTATTTT